TTGTATCCATCCTATTCGCATATATCCGCTGGCGTCAAAGAGATAGGTTTTTCCATCAATAACTTGCCAGTCACTTGTGGTGTAACTACCGTTGTCGTTTTGGTACCACCAACCTTTAGAATCTTGCGTCCATTCTCCTGCGAAGGCCGTTATGCTCATTACAATAGATATGGTGGCAGTTGCAATTAATAATTTTGCTTTATTCATCTCATTTCCTCCATTTTATTTATAATTAATTTAAAGGCTATATTAAATCATTAGCGCAGAGTGGTTTGTTCTATTTGCTAATAACCTACAGATGTAGCGCCATATTCTGCCTGCGTTTGGGTAAATCCTTCGTATTTCAACTGGTCTATTAATGAACCTCGCGAAAAGGAACTAAAATCTAAGTATTGCTGTGCTTTTATTGCGGCTTGTTCGCTCCAGTCGGCTCCACAATTATCTGCAGCATACGTTGCATCTTCTATTGAGAATTGTTCATATTCTAATTGTGTAATTAATCCACTATAAGAGAATGCTGTAAATTTCAAATAGTCTGCGGCTTTTGATAAGGCGTTTTTTTGCCCCATAGTCAATTTTGTAGTTTCTTCTTGGGCTGGAGCAGAAGAAATAGCTGCAGTCGTAGAATTTGTTTCTATCTCGGAAGAATCGCTAGGTGCGGTTATATCATCCGATTTTGTTTCGGTAGAAATAGATGATATAGTTGATGTTTCTGTTTCCGTCTGTGTTTTAGCGACAAGTGATTCACTTTTTGGCCTGGGATTGGCTGTCTCTCCGTCTTTTCCCGCAAAACAGGAGCCTAGCAAGCCAAGTGCAACGAAAACGATGATGGCTGTAAGGCAACCCTTCCCACCTTATTTTTTACGGCATTGTGGGCAGACTTTAGCCCCATAAGGAATTTCTGTCTTGCAATGTTTGCAAATTTTGGTTGTTGGTTTTTCTTTTCCCATACTCATTTCCCCTTTTTCTATAGTTTTATTTATTAAAAAGCCATAGGCTATTTTAATCCTTTGATATCAAGCTTGTTACATGGCCAATTCTATAGAATCAGCGTCTTTCTTATTAAAATCATCGTTAGCAATATGTATGAGAGCGTGCTGGTATGCGAGCATTTGCCGCTCTTGGTTCAACCTTGAATTTATTATAATCGTAAAACTCCCATCACTATTTGAGATCACTTGTTCTTCAATTCCACTGTCTAAATCTAAAAAGTATACTCCGATTGTTTCTGTGAGCAATGGGTTATTCATTCACATCAACACCCTTCATCATTATGTTTTTCTTCCTGTTGTTTCAGGGACTGCATAAAATCTATGTGAGCTTTCAGCCTTTCTGGCGGTAAGCCCTTTGCGGCATGAAATAAAGACCGCAGATCCGGATTTTCGAAAATCTCCTGAGCTATTTCACGAGTTTCCTCGTTAGTATAGTAATGATCATTGTTATCTTCGGTATTGCCTGTCATAAGATAGTCAACCGATACTCCGAAATAATCTGCTATTTTTTGATAGGTCTTTGCGGAAGGCGTACTTCTTCCAGATTTCCAATTGCTTAGTGCCGTTTGTGTCACCCCTGCTTCTTTCGCTACTTTATAGGGTGTAATCTTATATTTTTGTAGAAGTTGCTCAAATACTTCATACATTCTTTGTGCTCCTTTCACAAAGATAGCATACTTTCGTAAAAGTTAGTAAAAATGCTTGACTACTAACTTTGAATGATGTATTATTTACTTACGCAAACAAAAGCAGCGTAATAAAAAATAGTTTCGATTACGATATGCTTTCTTTTATAAAATGTGGTAGTTTTGTATTAGAAAGTATATCACATTTCGAAAGTATTTGCAATATCAATTTGTGAAGGTGGTGAAAAAAATGTATTCGAAGCTCTGTGAACTCATGGAGAAGACCGGGGAAACTGCTTATCAAATCTCAAAGGCAACAGGAATTAGCCAAACAGCCTTTTCCAATTGGAAATCCGGGGTTTCAAATCCGGGAACTAAGAACCTTATGGCTCTAGCAAAACATTTCAATGTTCCAATGGAGTATTTTATGGAAGACACCCAAGACACTTAACCATGCTTTGAAAAAGAGGAGGTGAGAGAGGATGAAGACTGGGAAAATCACTAGAAAAAGAGTGGGAAGAGCTATCAATATCATATTAGATGAAATGGAATTAGAAACTGACGATTATGCCCTTATTGCAGACATTATACTGTTGCTTGCAGGTAAGCAGTATATGTCCACAAAAAGAGCACAGGGCATCTTAAAAGATGCAGAAAAAATATTGCCTTATATTACCGAACTGAGATTACTTTAATATTGACATCCCGTCTTTTTTTGGAAGAGCTTTATCCAATTCTGATTTGGCTTTTTCATAAGATTTCAAATAATACTTGACCATATCTTCAACAACGCCATCAGTCCCACGGTGTATGTAGTCTGGCTTATTAGAATCAATAAAGCATTTGGCGGCTGTCATTGCAATTTCGTGAGCAACTAATTTTTTATCCATATTTTTTCTCCTTTCTTTCGTACTCAGCCCTGGCAGGAGCCTGTAAGTATAGTATAAGGAGAATTGGAAAATTTTACAAGAAAGGAATAGTTCTATGAATAATTTAAAAGTAATTGAATACCGGAATATCCGAGTATTAACAACTCAGCAGATCGCTGAAACCTACGAAGCCGAAGAGCGTAGAATCGTAGAAAACTTTAACAGAAACAAATCCAGATACCTGGAAGGAAAGCATTTTATCTGTCTAACAGGTGATGATCTTAGAGATTTTAGAGCAAAAACGCAAATTGAGGTTTTGCCAAATGCAAACAGATTATACCTCTGGACCGAAAAAGGAGCTTTCCTCCATGCAAAGTCCCTCAACACGGACAAGGCTTGGGAGGCCTATAGCAACCTGATAGATGGCTATTACAAACAGCAGGATGCGCTTGCAGGCCTGTCACAAGAAATGAAAGCCATCGTAATGATTGACAGGAAGCAGGTCCAGATGGAGAACCGCATGGACAAGCTGGAGTTTGATATTCCTCTTTACGGAGCCGAAGCGGACGAGCTTTCCAACCACGTGAAGCGAAAAGGTGTAAAGGTTCTGGGCGGTAAACAGTCGGAAGCTTACAAGGATAATGAAATTCGAGCAAAGGTCTATCGGGATATTTATGATCAGATCAAGAGAGAATTCGGAATCTATGATGATAGTGGAAAGCCGAAATCCTATAAAGCCTTGAAACGGAAATACATTGCAGAAGCTCATGAATTGATTGATTGCTATGAGGTTCCTACATATTTGGAAGAGCTGATCGATACGGCCAATGCACAGTTGAATTTAGGAGTGGCATGACATGATTACACGTTCATGTAAGTCCTGCCGGTACCGGGGACATTGTCCAGAAAGGAGTAGGCGGTACCCATGTAAAGATTATCGAAAAAGGGCAGAAACTAGTACAAACAGTTCTGCATACAATCTACCGAAAGGGGTGACTGTATGAAAAAAGAGCCAGTTATCGAGAACTTTATAGAGATTGATGGTAAGGATGTTTTAATAGAATCTCTACCTGCCGAGGAACGTGAAAGAATTGGTATTTTGATCCAGGACAGAATGATGGAACTGGTTGGATACAGAAGAAAGAATGCATCCGGCTGAGGCCGGAACCAGTGGACAAGCTTAAAAAGGAGGAATCCCATGCAAAAGCACTATGAAAACTTAGATGATTACACCGACACCCGCCCATCACGCTTGATGGAGTTTACCAAGCGGTTTCTGCCGGCAGTGATCTTTGTAGCCAGCATGATCGTGATCTTGGGAACATGCGGGGCGTTGGAAGTGATGTGAGAGGAGGTGAAGGAGTATGCGCAGCAAGTGGAAAGTATCGTCCCAGTTTATAGGTGATGAAAAGGTTTTTCAGGTCTATCGGTTAAAAGATATCAGCAAGGTTGATCATTCCGGGAACCGGGAGTATGCGGGAGAAGTTATTTATGACCAGAACGCAGCTTACGCAATAGCAGAAGGACTTAATAGCGGAGAGGAGATCCAGGAATCATGATGAAGAATGAGTTTGAGAAGCTTATCGGTAAAACTGTCAGTGATGAGGAGTATGGCACCATTGAATACGTCTATACTTACCATCCGGCTATCAGCGAGACAGAGGGCAAGGCTCAGATCGCAAGGTTGTATACCGATTATGGCATGACAGTCATTGAGGACATGGTGGAGAGAGCTGGGAAGATGGAAATGGCGGAGAGAGATCTAAGAGTGGCCCGTACCAATGTTGCTATCATTCAGAACCGGATTAAAGCATTGAGAGGTGAGAGCGATGTGTAACTGCATGAAAGAACTGGAACAGAAGTTTATTGAAAGGTTGGGCTATGAAGAGGCGGATGCGCCGGTGGAGCTGTTATCTGGCAGAGCGTATCTTTCCTTCACAGTAAGGGAAGCGGGTAAAAATAAAACCAAGCAAATACCCATGTTGCTATCAAAATGCCCGATTTGTGGACAAGAGTACGAGAAAAAAGAAACCCCAGGAGCGGCAACTCCCAGGGAATCAAGGTAACTTGTAAAAACATTTCACCCTTATTATAGGGAATTTATCGGAGGAAATCAAGATGGAAAAATCAATAATCGGTATTGCAGTATTTGATCCTGAAAAACATGAGGCAGGGATTACGGCAATAGCAAGACTTGATGCTTTGAAGAACTTTACCATTAAAAGCGAGTACAGCATTTCGCGGGAAGATATTGCCAGTATTTTGGGATTTGAGCTTCCTAAGAAGGTTGGAAAAGATGAATAAGAAATATCGTAAGCTCTGGATTCTTCTCAGAGAGATGCTGACTGATTGCGAAAACATTGAGAAGGATCTGGAGGACAAGGATGTCTATCACTTTGTGCTGACCGAGATGGCCCAGATGGAGGCCGCAGAATTTTTGGAGGATTAAGATATGAGTAAAACAATAGAGCAGAAAAATTTACAGCTCACATGGAATGATGGAGTGGAGCAGAAAGAGTATTCTATCAAAAATCAGATTGAAGAAATGTTGCTATTGGCTGGAAATGAGGACAAGGATGGCATAAGGCGCCTGTTAAATCACATGGAGAATATTGGATTTTATGAAATGCCATGTTCTGGCGGGAATCATCTGGCCAAGATCGGCGGGCTGGCAGAGCATAGCCTTAACGTGACCCGGTATGCGCTTTCCCTCCTGAATGTTTGGTATGAGGAGCCATATATCTCCCAGTGGACTGATTCCGTTATTATTTGCGGACTGCTTCATGATATTGGAAAGTGTGGCCAGTTTCAGAAACCGGGATACGTTCCTAACATTATTAAAGATGGCCGTCCTACCAAAGCGGAACCGGAGCAGAAGTACAAGCAATCAGAAAGTAAACCATTTAAGGTAAATCCAGATCTGTTAAATGTCCCTCATGAGATCCGCAGTGTAACGATTATCAATGAATACATAGCTCTGACAGAGGAAGAATATCATGCAATTCTGTATCACAACGGCCTATATGGTCCCCTGTACCGGGAGATTAGCGGAAAGGAAACGGCTCTATACATGATCCTGCATTTTGCGGATATGTGGTGCAGCCGGATTGTAGAGGAGGGGGATGAGCAGGATGGAGAAGCTTGATTTTAGGACTCTCCAGGCGAATGAAATTGACTGCCGGATATCTACGGTTAAAGAGAATGGAATTTCCCTTCTTCTTTATAAGGATGCCAGAGTAGATCAAAATATTCTTGATGAAGTGGTGGGCCCTATGAATTGGCAGCGCCGCCATACCCGTGAAAATGCAAATTGCATTGTTTCTATTTGGGACAGTGAGAAAGGCCAGTGGATAGAGAAGGAAGACACCGGAACAGAAAGCTATACTGAGAAGGAGAAAGGGCTTGCTTCTGATAGTTTTAAAAGAGCCTGTTTTAACTGGGGGATAGGCAGAGAATTGTATACTGCTCCATTTATATGGATTAATTCATCAAATTGTACCATTAAAGACCTGGGAAAGGATAAGTTCACCTGTTACGACGCTTTTTATGTTTCACAGATTGGATATGACAAGAACCGGAACATTAATTCTCTGGTTGTATGTAGGAAAAAAGATGATAAAGAAGTCTTTTCCATGGGGAGGAAGGCAGGCAAGCAGAAGGAAGAAGCAAAAAAAACAGAGGCCATGCCTAAAGAATCGAAATCCCAGCGGGATGAAGCAGTGGCATCGGACAAGGTGACAGCTCCAATGATAGCCTCCATCAAATCCCTGATTGAGAAGTACAGCAGCAAGGGTTTAAAGATGGAGAAGATCCTGGCCATGTACAAGATTAAAAAGATTGAAGATATGACCTTAGAGAATTACAAGGACTGTATGAACAAACTGAAACTTTATGATAAGGAGGATACGAAGCATGAATAATGTGCAGCTTGTGGGAAGGCTTACCCGGGATCCGGAAATCCGGTATTCAGATGGCGGCACGAGCGTTGCCCGGTTCACTGTTGCAGTGGACCGGCGCTTTCATAAAGAAGGACAACAGGAGGCGGATTTTATTTCCTGTGTGGCTTTCAGTAAGACCGCAGAATTTATCGAAAAACATTTCCGGAAAGGTATGCGCATCGGTTTGATCGGGCGAATCCAGACGGGATCTTATACGAATCAAGAAGGACAGAAGATTTATACAACAGATGTCTGCACAGACAATGTGGAATTTGTTGAAAGCAAAAATACTTCCAATGACAGTCAGGATTCCAGGCCAGACCCTTCCAGTGCAGTGGGTGACGGTTTTATGAATATTCCTGATGATGTGGGCGATGAAGGACTCCCATTTAACTAGGCGGTGATTGTTTGAATATACAGGTAGACAGCCGGGAGAAAGCCAAGGCAATCAAGAAAGTTCTGGCAGAGTTTGACCACCAAGGAGTGGATTACTATGTATCAAAGTTGTATGTCGGGGATTACATGAATCTGGACAATCCCCGGCTGATCATAGACAGGAAGCAGAACCTCACGGAGCTCTGCAGCAATGTCTGTCAGGATCATGATCGGTTCCGGAATGAGCTGATACGGGCTAATGAATACGGCATTGACGTAATCATTCTTTGCGAACATGGAAAGGGTATAGAGTTTCTGGAGGATGTGATCTGGTGGGAAAATCCCCGCCTCCATAAGCGGGTGCAGGATCAGGATACTGGAAAGTGGAAAGATATCGTGACCAAGGCGATCACTGGCGAAAAACTGTATAAGATCCTTTGTACCTTGCAACGGAAATATCAGTGCCGGTTTGAGTTTTGCGATAAAGAAGAGACGGGAAAACGGATTATAGAACTGTTGGGAGGTGTTCCGGGTGACGGTGGAGGAGATTAAGGAAACATACAGTATGAGGGATGTTGTAGGCCGGTACGGTTTTCAGCCAAATCATAGGGGATTTATTTCCTGTCCCTTTCACCATGGGGATAGACAAGCTTCCCTAAAGGTATACGACCGGGACTTCCACTGCCATGCCTGTGGGGCTAACGGAGATATCTTTTCTTTTGTAGAACAGATGGAAAATATTACCTTTAAGGAGGCGTTTCAAGTCCTTGGAGGAACCTATGAAAAGCCGACTTTTGCCTCCAGGTTGATTGTTTATAAGTCCCAGAAGCGCCGTGACATGCTGAGGAAAGAGCGTGAGAGGCATGATAGAAAGAAATGGCTTAACTGTATGCTCATAGGTATCTACCGGGCTTATATGGATCGTTCAGAGCCTTTCAGTGACGTCTGGTGTGATAGTTACAATGCCTTGCAATATCAGCTTTATGTACAGGCAGAATTAAATGAAATAGAAGCGAGGTGGTAGCATGGTGCCGTTGAATGAGCTCACGGTAGAAACATTATTATCCAATGAAGTTTTGACAGAAGTTTTTGACCAGGAAGATGAGCTGTATCGGGCGGAACTTCTTGCTTCCCTCGGCGTCAAAGCTACGGAGCTAAAAGTAAAAACAGAATTCAGGGAGATGGTGGCAGCTTATAAAAGGGTTGAAAAAGAAATGAAGCGCCAGAAACGGGAAGAGAGTAAGACACCTAGTTACCTTGATAATTGGACGAACTTTTCAGGCCCCTATGATAATATGCAGTGCAAGGAATGGCTTGCAACAGAAAACGGGATTTGTTTAAGAAACCCGTCTACGGGATATACAGATATACTGGCTTGCTATCATCCGATTCTTCCGATCGAACGTTTAAAGAACCTGGAAACAGGGGAAGAGCAGATCAAACTGGCCTATAAACGGAATGGCCGGTGGGAGGAGATTATAGTTCCCAAGACTATGGTTACATCGGCTAATAAGATTGTTTCACTATCAGGTCGTGGTATCTCCGTTACCAGCGAGAATGCAAAGTATCTGGTGAGATATCTCGCTGATGTGGAAAATGCCAATGAGGAGCATATAGCAGTTCAGTATTCAACGTCAAAGCTGGGCTGGATCCGGGGAGGGTTCCTGCCTTATGATACGGAAATTGTCTTTGATGGAGACGCGCGTTTCCGGCAGATTTATGAAAGTATCGGACAAGCAGGAAGTCGGATAAAGTGGTTTGACCATGTGTCAACCCTGCGCAAGGCTGGAAGAATAGAGGTCAAGTTCATGCTTGCTGCAGCGTTTTCAAGCGTACTGGTACAGCCACTTGGAGGACTTCCCTATTTTGTTGATCTATGGGGAGAAACGGAAGGCGGTAAGACCGTATCCCTGATGGTGGCAGCATCGGTCTGGGCTGATCCTGATGAAAGCGCCTATATAAAAGACTACAAGGGAACGGAGGTTGGTCTGGAGGCTATCTGCGACTTGCTGAATAACCTTCCTCTGATCCTGGACGATTCCAGTAAAAAGAACCGGAAGATAGAAGATAACTTTGAGGGACTGGTGTATGATCTGTGTTCCGGAAAGGGTAAAACCCGTTCCAACAAAGACTTGGGACTGAATCGAGAGAATCACTGGAAGAACTGCATCCTGACGAACGGAGAGCGGCCTTTAAGCTCTTATGTGACCCAGGGCGGAGCCATTAACCGTATTCTTGAAATAGAGTGCGGGGAACGTGTTTTTGAAAGCCCTGGCAATACTGCTGAGCTGGTTAAGTGTAATTATGGACATGCAGGCCAGGAATTTATTGAGGTCATAAAAGAACTTGGTACAGATAAGATAAGAGAAATCCAACAGGAATTCTCCAGGCAATTAGCCAATGATGAAAAGATGCAGAAGCAGAGTTTGTCCCTATCAATCGTTCTGACAGCTGATAAAATCGCAACAGACTACCTTTTCAAGGACGGCCAGTATATCAGCCTGGAAGAAGCAAAAGAGGTACTGGTGGACCGTAACGAGCTGTCAGATAATGAACGCTGCTATCAATTTATTCTGGACAAGGTTGCCATGAATCCATCCCGGTTCGACCCCCAGAATGAGATTACAGAGAAATGGGGCGTGATAGAAAATGGTTATGCCATCATCCATGCAACTGCGTTTACGACTCTTTGTAAAGAAGGTGGCTTCTCACGCGCTTCATTCTTATCCTGGGCGAATCGGAAAGATCTGATACAGACAGAGAACAACGGAAAGCGACTGGATAAATCAAAGAGCTTTAAAGGTAATAAGATGCGCTGTGTTTTTTTAAAGCTTAGCGATAATTCTGACAAAGACGGATTTATAAAAGTAGACGAGGAAGAAAGTGGACAAGAGGAACTTCCCTTCAACTAGAGTAACCATATGTATGGTTACCGCAAAAAGCTAGGTTCTATGCGGGCTTGATGGTGTTTTTTGAGGTGAGTAACCAAGTAACCATAGAAAAACACTGTGTATATATAAGAAAATAATTTTATAACTTTTGTATTTTATTTAACAAAGATTTATAAAAATGTCTCGCGCGTAAGGAAACCTAAAAATTGTGGTTACTTGGTTACCGTAGTCAGAAAACCTTTATTTTATGCAGGTTTGAGCGGTAACCATCAAAATAAAAAAATTGGTTACTGTAACCTAAAATCTGGTTACTGAGGTGATGTTATGACGGAAGAAGTAAGGAAATATGCGGAAAAACGCATTATAGAGAGCAATATCAGAATGGTTCCCGGACATTATCCTGAGTTTGATAGCAAGGAGCATGTGGACAGGTTTATAAAAATGTGTGAAATGTCTTTCCGGGCTTATGAGGAGGAACCATTTAACCCGGCTGAACTGACAAAGGTAGATCTGAATGAGTATGAATCCCTACTTAATCAATTGAAGCGGAACAAGGAAAATGTCTCCCTTGAGCTTCTAACAACGAAGTACCGGAAGTCTTATGATCAGCTAAAGGAAAAGCTTAGTTCCATGACAAAAGAAATCCTTCAGGACATAGTGCTTAGTGATTTGCAGATTGAGAAGGCCCAGGCAAAGGGAAAATACATGGAGATCAATAAAATGATTAGGGAATCCGGAGTTTTGGAAAAGGTGAGCCGTGCAGTGTTCCACCAACAGGATGCGGACCTGGTCCTTGAATATGCAGGGCAGCTACGGGAGATTGTTCACCGGATTGAGAAAGGGTGTGGGAAAGATGATTGAGATATATCCTGCAAAATGTAATTTGTGTGGCGGGAAAGTGGTTTATATATCCAATGACAAGATATATGGAAGGCAGTACGGAAGCGGTTATTGCTATTATTGCACTGGTTGTGGTGCTTATGTTGGCACTCATAAACCTTGGCCTAAAAAGGCTATGGGAATACTTGCTGATGAAGAAATGAGGGAATGGAAGAAGAAGTGTCACAATTTGTTCGATCCAATCTGGAAAGGTAAGAGTGCAGGAAAGAAGCGTAGTCAGTTATATCATAAGTTGGCAGACTGCATGGGTATACCTGTGGAACAATGCCATTTTGGGTATTTTGACCTGGGAAATCTTAAGAAAGCGTATGAGATTTTAAAAGCATGGAATAGCATTGTGGAGGATTAAAGATGCCATTTAAAAGAAAAGACGTTGCCCCTCAGCAGGAGAAGATATACCTCTGCTCTATCTGCGGCAAAGAGATCCACGGGGAGCATGTGTATATAAAAACTAAGAGGCGGAGTGAGTTACGCATACATTTTGAGTGTATGCCGGGAAAGGAAATCAAATCATAAAGAGCAGGGAGGTGCTGCTATGGATGAAATGAGATATTATAATTCCCCCATAACTTTGGAGGAAGCGGAGCAGTACATACAGAGTGGTCTGATCACGGCGGCCAGGGCCTATGTGGCTAATGGGTATTATCTCCACAGGATCCGGGAAGACAAACTGTTTGAGGAAGCGGGATACCAGAATTTTGAAGATTATGTCCGTGGAAAGTATAACAAGGATAAAGGCTGGGCCTCAAAGTGCATTAAAGTTAATCAGCAGCTTTCTGAGGGAGGGGACTCTCCTATACTCAGCAAGCAGTATCTTGAATATAGTACTTATCAACTGGTGGAGCTTGCATATATGACAGAGGAACAGCGGGAGGAAGCAGATCCGGAAGCCGGATGAGACTAAGGAGCTGGAAAAAAGTTGTGACATTACAACTTCTGAGCCGGAGGAGGAACGGGATCCGGAACCCGTTGAGGTAGAGACAACTTCGGAGGAGTTAGAGGAAAAACATAAAGAAGATTGGCTGATCCGGTGCGAAGTTCTAAAAGAAATGTGCAATGCTCTTTGCGAGATGAATTCTTATGTACTTGAAAAAGACAACTACAGCATGACTGCTATACAGGGAATATCAAGCGGAGACTATAGCTTTGGATTTGGTGATGATGGATCTGGTCATTCGAGATATGACGCAGATTGTAACAAATCCCAGTACCATGTGGAGGAATTCAATGGAAATGGCAAATGGTTATTTGAATCTGGTGAGGTAGATCAGTATATCTGGAATTTCAACGGGCGTGAGTGGCATATGGCACATCCGGAAGAGCAGAACCAGGAGAGTAGTACATTTAATTCCGAACCCACCCCCTGTCTGTACAGAGAAGGGTATAGCTGTACTCTATCAGAGGAGAAAAAGATGGTACCAGGAGATGGTCATAGTTGTGGCCTCACCTGTTGCTGGTCCTGCAAATTCCATGGAATGTGCAAGATGGAATGTAATGCCTCTGCTAGCAGTGATGGAGAGTTCCCGGAATATGACGCAGCGTGGTTTGTAAAAGAATGGGCCTTACGATCCGGAGACTTAACTGATGTGTTGAGAATATGCCGGGAAAAATCTATCAATGCAGATCGAGCAAAGGCGGTACAGAAACACATTTCACCTTACGGAGCCCACTGTCGCAGCTGTTCAGATTACAGCTTTTCTTTTAATAGCTTTGCTGGAGGAATGGATTTTAGAGTAGGTAAAGTAGAAATGCATCTAAAGTATGGCCGGCTCGTGCAGGAGCTATCTATCCTGTATCCGTATTTTGAAGAGCCTGTAAGCAAAGAGCCCGAAACTGTTATTGAAGAGCCTGAAAACGTACCTGAACAGCCGGAAAACGTACCGGAATCCCCGGAAGCCATAATTGACGGAGAGTTTGTGGAGGTTCTGCCAGAACCGGAAACAACTGAATATGCTCCAAGGTATTTTCTGGAGGAGCAAAAAAGGAAACTTGATGAGTACCTGCAGATACTTGCAAAAGTAGAACTGGGACCGGCGGATATTAAGCTCCTTGAACGCCAGAAGACGATTGTTGCAGCACTGGCCTGCATGGTGGCAGAGTTGGAAAAACCGGAACCGGAGCCCGTAAAGCAGGAACAACCGGAGTTGCCGATCTTAAAGAACAATGACCAGCGCGCTGCCTTTGTGAAGGACTATTTGACATGGCCGATATGGATTGATACGAAAGAGACCGGGGAGAGGTATTACCGATACGACCTATCTGACAAGGTTGCCATGGTTGTCAAAGTGAACTGGAAGCATTCCTGGGGGAATTATAAGGAATCTAATGATTACGAATATGGTGCTGAACAGTATTATCTTCTTGGTGTCAAATCTGAATGGAGTGCCAACGCCAGGAGCGTTTACGTAGAAGATGAAACCAGGACATTTTACGAATGCAGCACGAACATGACGGCGCTGGTGGAATATTTGAAAGAGTTCCAGAAAAAGAAATAGTTTCCCGTAAAAAGGAAGGTGCCGGCAAGATCGGGGGAATCCTGCCGGCTGTATGAAAAAAAGTTTTATTTAAAAGGGTTATTAGCCTCTTTACATTTACTAATATACCGGAGAAATGTGACGGGAGTTTGATAGATCTGTGAAGAGTTTGTGAAAGGAGAACATGTGAAAGAAGATTGTAAAAATTGTAGATATAAAAACCGGGGCAGCCTACGTTACCCGTGCAGTACCGGAGTATACCAGCTTTATCACTCACATAGATGCTTCATGTGGAGAAAGAGGGCATGGTGGCAACGTTTGACCGAGAAGGTTATGAGCGGAAAAGGGGGGTAAAGTTCATGGCAGAACAGAATGAAATGGAAAAAATCGTTACTCCTATGGTGGAGGATATATGCGATCACTTGTGCCGGTTCCCTAAGGAGGCTTCTGATCCGGAAGCCATGGAGGAAATATGCGCAGAGTGCCAGATGGAAAAGTATGTGTGCCTGATACTGAATACATACAATGCTGCCAGCCAGCTTCAAGCGTCAGCGGAAGTCGTTAGATCTGAATTCATGCAGAAAGGTGACTGGTACAAGGCGCTGGAAGCCACTATATGTAATTATCTGTATAATGTCAGAACTTACGCCACCTATCGTCAGATGGCAGCGGAGCTGACCGCCAGGATTGTGGGTATTGAACCGGAAGGAGAAAGCAATTGAAAACATTATTGCATTATCCCGGAGGTAAGAAACGGATCGCTTCATGGATAATTGGGAATATGCCAGAGCACCACAGTTATTTAGATCCATTCTTTGGGGGAGGTTGTCCTCTTTGAGAAGTCCCCTTCCAAGATTGAGACAGTGAATGATCTTGACGGTGATGTGGTTAATTTCTTCCGGGTGATCCAGGATCCGGAAAGCTGTCAGGAGTTGCAGCACTGGCTTACATATACGCCGTATTCCAGACAAGTCTATGAGGAAACCTTTCAGAAAGGGCCCCAGTCCCCAGTGGAGCAGGCAGGATACTTTGCAGTAAGATCCATGCAGAGCCACGGATTTAGACTGAATGGGGATTGCGGTTGGAAGAAAGACGTACAAGGCAGGGAAGCGGCCTATGCGGTACGGTACTGGAATCAGCTGCCGGAATCATTGGGAGAAATGGCAACCAGGCTGAAAGGTGTTCAAATTGAAAACAGACCGGCATTGGAGCTGATCAGAGCCTTTGACCATGAGAATGTCCTGATCTACCTGGATCCGCCTTATGTATTATCCACACGGGGCCGGAAACAGTATCGGCATGAAATGTCTGACCAGGATCATGAGGAGCTGCTGGAGACGGTAATCCGCAGCCGGGCCAAGGTCATGCTTTCCGGATATGATTGTGATCTGTATGAGCGGTATCTGAAGGACTGGCACAAACTGCAGATGCCGGCCAGGGCGCAGAATAATCTTAGACGGGTGGAAACGTTGTGGCTGAACTTTGAACCGGCGGAGCAGATGAGGTTGGAGTCAGAGGCAGGCCGGGAAGCGAGTGCGCCGGTGCTGATGCCTGCTACTTAAAATTTGACGGAGGTTAGACCATGGAAGAAAAAACGTGTGAAACATGCGGTAATAGATGTAATTCTTTGTGTGACGATTGCAAGTTTTATGATGGCGTAGAGTGTCATCAGCAGGCGGATGAGTGCCGAGAGTGTACTCGTGGACAGAATTGGATTCCAGAAAACCCGAATTTACCAGAGTAAGAAGGAGGGGAAAAGGTGACAATAAAAGAATTTGATATAGGCCAGAGAGTTTTTATCCTCAATATGCATGAAGGTAGAAACAGTGAGCCTGAGATCAGAGAAGAAAGTGTAATATCGGTGGGACGCAAATATGTAACTGTTGAAAATGGAAATAGGTATGCATCAGAGGAATGGTTTCATTTCGGATTGGTTCAAAGTATTGATTATGGTGAAAGATCATTACTATGCCCATCTAAAACAGATGCTTATAACTACATAGAATTTATTAAGCTTCAGATTTGGATTAGTTCTTTAACACGGTACAAAGTCAAGAATTATACTTTGGATCAGTTAAGAAAAGTCAAAGAGATTCTTATGGATTAGCCAGGTAATGCGTCCGGCGTGTCCGGCATTACATAACCTTCCGGACTGACTGGCGGTGCCGGGGCCGGAGGGAGAAAGAGAGGGAACATGAGAAAATCGGAAATCAGTGCAGCAATGCAGGTTCAAATATCAAGAGAAGCAAAGCATGATTTAAAAACATTACCACCGTATTTTGAAGATGTTTTGAGCGAAAAAAAGAGTTTTGAGTTAAGGATTAATGATAGAGATTTCCAAGTAGGAGACACTTTCTTGCTTAGAGAGTATGAAAATGGAGCCTACACTGGCAGATGGTACACAGGGGTTATATCTTATGTATTAAAAAATTGCAAAGAGTTTGGTTTGCAAGATGGTTATTGTATTTTCGGTTGGTAAATTAGTATTTAACTGAATAAGAAAGGAGGCGGAGCTTCTGCGCAGAGAAGACACGTGTCGGCTCCTTTCAAAAGAATGAAAAAAATATTATTGGGCGGAAGCCCATGCACACATTGGAGCATTGCACAAAAGCCAGAAAGTAGAGAAAAGACCGCAGATGGGCTGGGGTGGGAACTGTTTAGGAATTATTTAATTGCTTTAGAAAAATTTGAACCAGACTATTTTTTATATGAAAATAACGAAAGCATAAGCCATGAAATACAGGCGGAGATAGAGAAGAGTTTGAGTGTGCAGCTATTGCATCTTGATAGTTCCCTTGTGTCAGGACAAAAAAGGCAGAGGATATATGGGACAAATATAAAAGGGATAAGGCCACCGGAAGACAGGGGGATAAGAGTAAAAGATATTTTACAAACCGGATACAGGAAAGAAAACCTGATAGAAGAAACACGGTTTAACGGAAAAGATGACACAATAGATAATAATAAAATCGTGCGGATAGGAACGATAGGAAACGGCGGACAAGGAGAACGGGTTTACAGTATAAACGGTAAAAGCTGCACGTTATCTGCGAACGGTGGAGGGAGAGGCGCAAAAACAGGGCTTTATTTAATTAATGGAGAAGTGAGAAAACTAAACATTATTGAAGCTGAACGCTTACAAACACTGCCGGATAATTATACAAAGGCGATAAAAGAGGGACAGCGATATAAAACGGTAGGCAACGGCTGGACGGCTGAAATGATTATACATATTTTGAGACACATGGATATTGAAAAAGATGAGGAAATAGTTGTACTTAGCCTGTATGATGGCATAGCTACAGGACGTTACTGCCTTGAAATGTTAGGCTTTAGTAACATAATATACTACGCCTATGAAACAGACCCATGCCCTATAAAAGTTTCGCTTGATAATTACCCAGAAATAATACACTGCGGAGATGCGTTTGGAGTGAGACGTGATGACTGGTTTTTAAGTAAGTAAAACTGAAATTTGACTTAGATATTTGTATGCAGAAAGGAGAATGCTTCATGGTGAAAAATCCTATGCCCACAATTGAGTTTCAGGGGCGGATTTATAAACTGAGAAAAAGAAAAGTGGAGGTACCGGATTTAGCAACAATGTCAGAATTGGAAGCTCTTATCTGGATAAATCAAAATACCATTCCGAGGGGGTATCAGAAAGAGAAGCCCCGAATCGGAGGAGTTACATTAATTCAATAACTTAGGATTTAATAAGGAGATAAATCAAAATGATCGTTGAAGTGATTTGTAATGGAGAATTTATAAATGTTTGTAGAGATGGAAATAAACCAGCGAAAGGAGTACATGGCAATCCCTTTGGAGAACAACTTCCTATCATTGGTGACTATATAAGATTAGGAGAACACAAAATAGATGCTTATGAAAAAGTATCTATGAAAAAGTATTTAGTAAAGAGTAGAACTTTCTCTGCAATTGCGGATTATAATCATTCTTATTCTGATAAAAAATGTGTAATTGAAGTTGAGGAAGCAAACTGATATTTTCAGTGGAGGGGATAAATTGATCAGTAAAGAAGAACAGGCGAAGGCTGCGAAACAGCATTACATACTTAAAGGACCTAAAGTTGATACCTTCAGTGCGACAATGCCAGCTTATTCATATACAAGCTCATGCCCGGATCCGACACGTCGGGAGCCGCCGAGGCAAAGAAAGGAGGTGGATCATGAAGCTGAAATATCCTTATGCGATGTATGATAACGGGGAGTTTCAAGGAGTGCGTACCTCCAGGGAATGGGCGGAAATGCTACATGTATCTGTACACCTTGTAAGAGATTATGCCCGTGAAGGACGAGCTTACAAAGGCCGGTATACGTTCAATGCGGTACAGGAGGACGATATAGGGGATAAGCGGCAGGTGAATGCGGATATTACTGCACTAGATCTGGCAGAATTTAAGCGGTCTTTGAAGGTCGGGGCCAAATTTGTCTACGAGAGTTTCCGCAAGGACTTTGTCAGGGGGACACGGGTTGCTTCAGAAAAGGTTGTAGTGACACGGAAGTACCCTCATATCGTGGAGTTGGTCAGCTTGGAAGATTCAAAGAGGGTAGTAACCATGACATATACAGAGCTTTTGTGGCAAAGAAAGGCCAGAGTAAAAAAGAAAACATTGACAGCAGGGAGGTGATCGATTGGAAAAAGAAGCAGCGGAGTTATTAGTTAGAACAGCGGCACTTGAAGCCGTGAGGGAGTTTGAGAAGTCCCAGAAAAAGAACAGGAAAGTAAAAGTATTCCAGAACGCCAAGAAGCTGATGGAGAATTATAACCGGATATGCCAGAGCGTCCAGGAGGGCGTGTCGGAGTTATCGGATGTGGACGATGGAGAAGAGCTGGAAGAGTTATCAGCAGAGGACATTTACATAAACAGCATCATAAAAAGTAAGCTTCGGAGCATTGTCATGATCTCGCATATTGATAAATGTCTAAAGCTCCTGGAGGAAGAGATGATCAGGAAGGAATGGTCAGAGAAGTATGAGGCTTTCAAAAGCTTCTACTTG